GTCAGTATTACGTACGCGGCTATTCCTGCATTCATTTCTTTTTTCCTTTTGCTTTCGCTGCTTTGCGAATTTGAAACTCGTATTTCTTGCGCATCTTCGTCAATGCCTCGCCCCGCTTGTTTGCAATCGACCGAGCGAACACGCCTTTGTTTCTGTTGTTGCCTTTTATGAACTGGTCATCACCTTCCACGATGTTAGCAAACCATGCATCAGCGTCTTTCGGTGCTTTCCTTCCTACGCGCGGCCCAACCCAAAAGGTACTGTGCTGCTTGTCAATCTGCCAAACCTTAATTGATCGGCGCAGCGTACCCGCCTTAATATCAAAGCCACCTTTACCACCTCGACGGATCCGAATAGTTTCACGCGCGTCGACAATGTTGTTCAGCATCTCATCTTTGTAAATCTTGCCGACTGCGCGGTGAATACGTTTCTGCACATTCTGATCGCTGACCTGTTTACGTAGTTGCTCAAATTGTTTCATCAGCGGCTTTATGTCTGCGCCGATTCCTTCAAAGCCAACCTTACCTCCTTTCTGCTCAAGTGATCCCTGTGCCATGTGTTCCCGTTATTTCGCAAAGTAGAATAAGCTGGTCATTGCGCCCAACTTCCTCAATGCCTTGGATGGTGTAAGTGTTGCTGTTGTAGATAACGCGGTCCGCTGGATTTATTGCCCGCGTGTCCGTGCTGCTGCGGATCTTAAACCGTAGCCGCTGCACAGGTGTATCCTGATCGCCGGTAAGCTTCTCGGCCATACCTTCGCCCGCCTTCATCAGTTCAGCCCATACGGTTACCAGCGTAGACCATGACGGCACGCGCTCACCGTAGGCGTTGGTGCTGGTAGTGTAGCTCTGCACCTCTATTCGTCGGTCGCTTTGTCCTATCCTCATACTGAAGTGATAACGCGGTAAGGGTTTAAGATAGCGTACAGGCCGAGCGGTAAGGTGGTGGCAATTGTACCCGTGACAACTGGCTGCCGCTGCTCGTATAGGTGCGCCACCATCCAACGAATAGCGGTAATGAATGGCTTTGGTATATCGGCCTCTGGGTATCCTACATTCATGTTTACCTGCACCGCGTTAAAAGTGTCGTCATAAAGATCCGGCACGCTGTCAAATGTGATCCGCGCGGCTTTGGTTTTTATATCGGCCCACCACTTAGTTGTCGCCAGCGTCTGCGTGGCGTTCGCCGTGTCCTTGTACTGCACTGAAGCAATGGAGTTGACCGGACCAATAGGCAGACGGACGTTGTAAAAAAAATCAATGTAGCCCACGGCAGTAACATCACCGAGCCGCGTATTGCAATAATCCTCAACCCACGCAATGGCTGCATCTCGGTAAGCTTCTATAAGTGTATCCTCGTCTGTGTGATCCACTCTCAAATGTTCTTTAAGCTGTGCCACGGTTATAATGCTGTCGAGGTCGGGCGTGCCTGTTATTTCTACGGTCATCATGTCGCTAAAATACGGACAAAAAAAAGAGGGGCCGAAGCCCCTCCTTTCCAATGAAATAAACCTAACCAAACTACTGCTGCAAAGCTGTTGCCGTTGACAAAGCTTTTGGCTGTCGCAAATCGAAGTCAAAGAATCGGTTCACGTGCAAAGCAATCTGTGCATTACCTGCGTTGCTGTAAGGGTCAATAAGCAAATCTAGCGAACCAAAATAAGCAAGAATAGCGCCCTGTGCGAAGTTTCCGAAAATCATTTGCGCGGCTGCTGTTGTGCCGTCTGCTAAGAATCCATCTACCAAGTAAGGTGTTGCAACTGCATTGTACATATTGAACTGCCCAGCATCCCACAAAGCATTCACTGCGTTTACCTGCGCCAATGCTTTCGAGTTTACGTAAGCGTTTGGACTCATAACATATGAAGCGCCTGCAAGGTTTGCACCCTGTGCAAGGGCCTGCGATTCCATGAGATTAACTGTTGCAGCTGTTAATACCGCGTCTGCGGTTTGCGTTTGATTAACGGCAGTTGAAGCCATGATAGTATCAAAGCCGTAATCATCAATGTAAGCATTCATCGCCGCGGCCAACTCGTTAGCAATAAGCGAATCAACCTCTGCACCTCCTTGCTGAATGAGGAGTTTTGAATACTTAGTATTCGCTGCAACTCGCTGAGGAGTCAAAGAAACTTCATCCATTTCCATGCCTGAACCTGCATCGGCTGAAACTTCTGTTTCATCTGTACCTGTGGCCTTCGCGCTTACACGTGGAAACTGCAAGTTGCCCGTAGCGTTTCGAATTACTGTTGTGCCGAGTCCTTCCAATACGGTAGGGGCGCGAAGTGCTTCGATTGCAGCAGGGACAACAGTTGGAACGAATCCTGAACCGTCGCCGCTTCCTGCTTGGAAGTCGTCAGTACCTCCAGCACGCAAAGCGATTGAAGGAATTGCCACCTGTCCAGCAGACTGCAAACCCTGTGAGCGCATTTCTTTAGCGGCTTCTTTTTGCCACTCTGCTTCTGCACCTTCCAAGCTGCGGCCGTTTGCAATGGCACTGATTGCACGGCTTAGGGAAAAAGAACCGTTCACGCGCTCAACTTCGCGTTGCTCGGATGCGCCAGCTGTACCGCTCTGCGCCATTCGTGCGACCATATCCTGCTCACGTGTCTTGTGCTTGATTTTTACATCAAGGTCCTGCATCATGCCGTCAAGCTTGTCGCATCGTTCTTGTTCTGCTTCTGTCATAACGCGGCCCTCTGAGTCCGCCTTTTGGCCAATAGCTACGAATTCTTCGTAGTTCGCATTGCGCTGGCCTTTCAAATCGTTTAAAGTCATCTTAGTAATGTTTTGCGTAAAGTTACGCGGTTCTGTTTTTATCGTTGCAGGTTCTGCGCGTTCTTCCGTTTCCGGTTCTGCTGCTACCTGTTCTTCCTTCAATTCCTCCACTTCCTGCGCCGCCGCTGCCATGTTTCGCGCGTATACTGAGGTTGTAGCTGCGGCCGGATATGTCACGGCGCTCGTGTCTAATAACCTGCCAACCTTGGTAATGGTTCGCGTGCTGCGGTCTTCGCTCCATTCGTCCGCCTCGATTGTAAAGGCAAAAGAACTTTGTGATATATCGCCGCGCTTAATCAGCTTGTAAAGATCGCGCCCGTCCTGCGTGTCGGCAAGTGCCGCGCGATACTTCAAACCTTGCTCGTCTACGCTCAGTTCCAGCGTGCCGTTTGTAGTTCGTGCCAACGGTGCGCCGGTATGGTTAAGCAAAAATCTAACGTCGTCTTCCATGACGCCATCAAATGCGCCACGTGCTACGGTTTCTTTGAAGTATCCAAGATCATACTCTACATCAAAGTTGCTTGCATAGCCTTCGACTACCAAAGCATCGTCGCCAGCGGCCCGCACTTCTGCCGTTCGCAGTTCTACGTTCTCACCGTACTGGCTGCGCAGCTCATCGGTGCGCTTATCTTCTTTATTGTCCATTGTTCTGTGTTTCTGAAACTTTATCCGAATAAGCGCCTAGCCTATCCAGTGCAATTTGATTAACTGCAACCGTATGCGTATCGCCTCCGGCCGTTGGGTTTAGCTCTTCCTTGCCCCGTACTTCGTTAATGCTTAGCACGCCGTTGTTGAGCATCTTCGTGTAGAAGTCTGCACGGCTCTGCATATCGCCACGGTATAAATCGTTAAGGTTAAACTTGCTGTATATCTGTGGCCGCTCGCGTGACTGGATCAGCTTGCGATCAATCTCCTGTTCGATGCGCTTGGCCCATGGTGCAATCGTGTGCCGTGCGAATTGCAGGTTTTGCTGTTCGACGTTGTTGTATGTTGTTTGGCTTTCGAGCTGTACCAATGTAGGCGGCACGCTGAAAATGCGGCATATCTCTTCCGCTTGGAATTTACGCGTTTCGATAAACTGCGCTTCGTCGGGGCTAATGCTTATCCTTGAATACTTGAATCCAAACGGCAGCAGTTTCGTGCCGGCCTGTTGTGCAGCCTTGTTCCAACTGCCTTGAATTATATCCATCTGCTCCTTTTTCAAAGGCTGGTCGCTGGATAATATCCCCGTCATTTGCCCGCCGCTTCCAAAGTATTCCGCGCCAAAGTCCTCGGCTGCTTTCGCTAGTCCTAAATTCTCACGGTGCAAACGGATGGGCGACTTCCTTTGAAGGTTGCAAATCTCCAGCATATTCTCCGCCTGCACGATGCCCACGTTTCGCACGCTGTAAACCATTTGGCCATTTACGGTCTTGCGGTCTACGTCGTAAATATCTAAGCACACCAAACTTGTAACGTACCCACGGCCATCGCGCTCGATGAGTGCATAGCCCACGCCGTTAATTACTGCATTGCTTATAATGGTTTCCCAAAAGTCGAAAGCTGTTTGGTATTCGTTGGGCTTGTATTTGATAACGTCATAAGCTGGGTGAACATTCGCGGGTTCTATCTCGCGGCCTGTGCGCTCGTATACCTCAAGATCTAAACTGGCCAACGTGCTGGCAATCTTATACACGCAAGCGTAAACCGTGGAAATGGTTAGCGCTGTATTCTCGTTGATGTTCGCACCGCTAACCGTAGTGCCGTAAATGCCTAGGTCATTCGCCAAGGTCTGAGAATCGTACTTACCTACGCGATACCTCAAAAGCGCATTTAATCTGTCGCGAAGTGTTGCCATATGGGTTGCAATTTACTACAGGGAAATTATATCGAAATTCTGCTCTGTCTCCTGTGGCGTCTTCATGTGTTCGCCAATGCCCATGACCATGGCCACGATCGGGTCAATCTTGCCGCCGCTCTTTTGTTTGTCGGCTTTTATGTTGCCCGCCGGATCCATTTTCAACTCGACGTTTCCAAGCGCCCAACGCAGGACCGGATCGCCATCGTGCCACACCTTGCCCGTTCTTATTAGCACCTCCAGTTGTTTGGTGGGTGACGACATAGAAACAAAGCCCTGACCGAATGGCGTAAGCGGCACGCCATCATCTACCAAGTCGATTGCAATCTGCGTGCTGTTGTATCTGTCGAAAGCAATCTTTTCTATTTGATAGTTATGCATGAGGCTGCTGCCGTCCACTTCCTGACCGTCGGGCCTATTCATCACGCCGCTGACTAGCCG